GCGCAAAATCAGCGGTAAAGACTGTAAAGATATGATCAATCCAGGGGTATTTTATAAGGATTTGTTCACTCAACGGGCGGTTTACAATCGGTGATGAAGCAACCATAATTAAATTTGCAGGCTTGCTAGCAAGTTTGAAAACATTGTCCCAAATTGTAAATTGTTTTGTCCAGCAGGCGAACATTGTAAACGGGTTGCGCAAACACTGATTAATCATGTTTAATCCGTGGTTTGTACTAGCTGAATCGCCGAACGATTCATCACGGAAAAATGATACATTTAAAAGCGGGAATTCGTTAACAGGAATAACGGATCCGTTTAAAGTATCGTAATTAATAGCTGTCCATTTTGCTAGATCTGAATATTGTTCGTGCATTGATTCTGAAAAGCACTCCGCACAAACACTGTTTTTCACGTTTTGCCTTTTTTGGCAATAGGGATTTTTTACGACAGACGTTGAAATAGATGTCATCCCTTGCATTTTCCCGGTATGATCATTGCAATAATGTAACATACCGCCGCTTGTAATAACATTAAAACTCATTTTTTGCCCCCTCCATGAGGCTAAAAACAGGCACGGCGCCCTATATGGATATTTGAATTGTACATTTTTTAATGTCTTTTGTCAAATACGGACACGCCGGTATTTGTGCGCGTATGAAATACATACAATAGTTTATTAAATTAATCATTAATCCATATTGTTAGTTTAGACAAACCGAACGCCCGTGCGATTAGTGGCGACTAATCGAACATACGTTCGTATGTCCGAGTTAGCGCAGGCTAACCCCGGCGTCCAAGCAGATGAGCCCCAGGGTCGACCCCGGCGATCATAATAAGCGAAAAACAGAAGCCTATATAGGCGGCAAAGAGTACTATATATGCGCGAGAGAGAACCGACTGACAGCGGAAAGCGGTGGAAAACGGTGAAATAGCAGAAATAGCAGGAATAAAGGAGACCGTTGAAAAAAAGGACAGTGAAGGACAGTGAAGGACAAGGAAAACCGATTGCCATGCCTTGAAAACTGTGCTAAAATTCAGGTACAGAATAACAGAACTCACGGAGGGAAAAGAAGAAGATGGAAAAACTCACAGCGAAAGAAATCATCCGAAAACTCATGGCTGAAAAGAAAATGAGCATGCGGGAAGCTTCAGAGGAAATCGGTTTCCCAAGAAGAAGCTCGCTGTCGAATATTTTGTATTCCAAAAAATCCATGAACCTTGACACATTTCAGAAAATCATGGACGGCTTGGGATGGGATGTTTTGGTACAGCAACGGTCTTCAAAGCGGTGTTTCATGGTATCGATGGCGAAACCTGAGGAAATTATCGAGAGTGAAAACAAAAACTAAAAAATAAGCTTGGAAGCAAAAAATAAAGCGGAGGAAACGAAAGTCCTCCGCTCTCTTTATGCGTAAAAACACGTGCGTGAAATTCCTAGACCCCCTCCTACTTGAAAAAACATCGCACACGTGGGTACCCGGTATATCAGGAGAAGGGATTCTCCTCATCCGTTAGCATCGGCATATCGGGAATATCCTCAAGCACTTGCCTCCCGTATTTCTTCCTCACATCCTCAGCGGTAAGCTGTTTCTGCGGTGTCGTATCGGTGATCGTGAGGTCAGCCTGATCACGCATCTTGAAATAGTTCTTTCCCATGTAGATGGCAGCGAGGGTATTAATCTCGCCGTTTTGCATCATCGAGACCCACATGGATTCTACGATAAAGGCAGCCCTTCGGATAAGCTCCACGGATTCGGGGTTCTTGATGCTGTGGTCGTTGGAAAAACGTATCTTGTCGAGCTTGGTGCGGTTATTAAAACCGAGACCCAGCGCGAACGAAACATAATTCATCTTTTCGCCGTACTTCGCAAAAACGTCAAAGATATCCATGATTCGCTGACGCACGGCTTCTGGGTCTTCGTAGTCAAGCGAACCAAGCGCAAAAAGCTCGAAATTAAATTGATTCAATGAAGCCTGACGCTCCGCGAAAGTTTGCGGATCCTGAAACGGATTATTGGGATCTCGCTTGGATGAATAAGCACGCATGTGTAAAAAACACCTCCTTAAATAAGCCCGCGCACGGAAGCAACACGGCGTTCGACATCGGCTATGATTTTCCAGTCGTGGGAAGTCAGTTTCTCGCACTCCCCCCTGTAAAACGCAAGGATAAACTCCCGTTCGGGATGGTCGGATAAGATCTGATGACATGCGCTGTGATTCAGGCGGTCAGCTTCCGTGCGAAAAACGGGGTCATCGGGATACTTGGCATAAAAGCGCAAAGCGTGGGATACGTAGGTGGAATAAAAAGTTCGCATGAGATAAATACCTCCATGCGGGTAGTATAAGGTGTTTCCGGCTGAATGGTAAGAATGAGAAGGTATAACCGAGCACGATGAGGAGTGTCCCGCGAATGAAAGAACGAGCGTAGCGAGTGTTCCAAGTAAGTGTTCCAACCCGAAAAACGGGGTTGGAACGCATCAAACCCGCATGGTTAAGCGGTTTTCCGAGGGCGTGCCAAGTGTTCCAAGTAGTTTCAAGTCGTTAGCCTTATATATACGTTATTGCGTTATTATATATTTATTTATTTTTTTCTTAATAATAATAAAATAACGTGGAACACTTGGAACAGAACCCTCAAACACGCACAAATAAAGGATTCCAGTGTTCCACGTTTACTTGGAACAAACTTGGATAACTTGGAAAAAATGTTGGAACAAGGCTTGACTTACCACGTATAATGTGGTAATATAACAGTAACCTAAGATATAGGTTGTCCACCCGGCGTGGGTATGTTTAAGGTTATAGGAGGTTTAAAAATGAAAGTCATCAACATGAAGAACGCGATGAGAGCGTACAAGCTCTACGATGAAGCGACCACCAGACGGTTCGCGATTAAGAGAAGCAACCCGCATCCCGACAGACTGGATGAAGCGGACAAAGCTGTGACCGAAGCGTGGCGAGAGTTCACCGAAGCGACCGCAGCGCTGACCGAGGCGATCGAGGAAGCTCAGAAGCGATGCACGGCGAGAACGATCGATGCTTACACGGTGTGCCACAGCCTCGCGGAGATTGAGCAGAGACTCGACCTCCCGAAGCGAGCACTGGAGGGTATCAGCGTGACGGTAGATGCGAAAGCACAGGATTTTCCGAAGGCATACAAGTACACGCCTGAATCGACAGTGTTCAGCGCGGTATACAAATCCGGCTCGTGGAAGATCACCGATGTGACCCGCGAGAAGACCGCTAAGCTGTTTCAGGGGACGCGAGTAACGCTCACGGAAGAAGCGAAAGCTGAGGTCATCGCGAGAGCGTTGAAAGAAAAAACCGTATTTTAATCAAAGCCGAAACCGCCTGACGGCGGTCGTGGACGGGACAGCAACCCACCACCTGACGATGGCAAGCTGAGAAAAGGAGGAGCACAAATGGAAATGCACGATTTACAACTGATGGAGCATGCGGAAATCTACGCTCACAATGTTTGGCACTGGATGGACAACACGATTATTGGAGAGATCCACATCGTCCAGTACGAAACGAAAGACATGAGCATCAAGGAAGAGTACACAAGATCCAATCGCGAGGCTGAAAAGATTTTCAAACGCTTCTGCAATCGAATCTTGAGCGGGAAAGAATTCTAATCACGTAAGCCGAAACGCCCGGCGGGGCGTCCGAGCAAGACAGCAACTTGTTCGCCGATGATGGCAAGCTGAAGGATGGAGGTTATGAGATGGGAAAGTATTACTTAGGGCATGACGATGTGTCGTGCGGTGGTTTCAAGCTGATGTGGTACAGAGTGCATGACGGGATGACTGAGAGCGTTATCCTCAACGAGGCTGACGGATGGATGTTCTACCTTGAGGACATCGATCGAGGGCAAGACCCGGAAGAGTTCATCCGTTGGTTCAACTACGAGGCTGACGGCACAAGCGGGTTCTCCTGTGGCACGTTCGGAAGCGTCCTTGAGGCACTCGCGGAATGTGCAGACCCGGCGGTTTACTGGGAAGCACGTATCGAATGCGCGGTCGATGACGCGACCGAGATGAACGAGGTCATCGAGGAGATGGCTGACGATGACAGAATCACGGATGCTCAGTACCGTGAACTGTACGAGGCAGCCATCGAGCCGTTCAGGATGGAAAATGTTGCAGAGTGACTCGCCCCAGGGGCGAGGTAATGCGCGAGTCAGGTCACAAGCCCTGACGCACGAAATTTTCAGATACCAGCCACGAAAGCGGGAGGAGGTGCTATAATGTTAACGGGGATCGGCAGAAAATCGGTACGGCTCACTGGCAGCCGTTACGCCGTGTCATGCGTGGTGTTCGAGGATGTTTCCGGCGAGTACTGGATTCGGATTGACGGAAGAATGATTCGTGTCCAGCACGAGTATGACGGATGGAGGGAAGCGAGATGAAGCTCGAATGCGCGGTTGGAAGGTTTCGCGTGTGGTATCACCGTGCGCGGTACGTGGTAACACTCAGAGGAAAGAAGGTCTACACATCGGCATCGTACGATGCGTGTATAAAATTTGCGGAGGTGAATTCATGACATCAGCGGAAAGAATCAAGGAGATCCGTCAGAGAACGGGGCTGTCTCAGGTGAAGTTTTGCGAGGCATACGGGATACCGAGACGGACACTCGAAGACTGGGAGCGAGGCATTAACAACCCGCCCGAGTACGTGATCAGGATGCTCGACATGTTGGTAAAAAAAGAGACGGACGCTTAAGCAGCGTCCGTTTTATTATTTACACGAGTTTCTGTTGATAGAATTTCTGGATATCCTCCGTGAAATCGTGCGCGGGTTCTTCAAGGGGCTCGGTGGTCGGCTCGATCTCGAAACACCTGACATTCTCCCCGTTGATGCGTTTTCTGAACTCCCCCGTTAATCTCGTTCCGAGTGCCTCACGGAAGCGGGGTAAGAACCGCTCTCTCGCCAACGGCTTATGCCCGGTTGCCTCGCACCATGTTCGGTAATCGTCATAGACTTTCGAGCGCGACACTTCTCCTCCGTATGGGGTATCCTCCACGAATATCGCGATGGGATTCGATGACTGCTCGAACTGCCTCATAAACTCGGCTTGTTCGGGAGCGTCCGTGAAATTCCCAGACTCGGTCAGGGATTGAAAGCCTCGGTACGCCCAGTTGAAAATGCCCGGCAGTTCCTCAAGCAGCTTCGGGATGAGGTCGATGTCGCGTGGTTTCTGAAGCGGGTCTTTCGGGTCGGGATACTCCACGTACTTGCACGGGAAGTCTACGAACAGCATTCTTCGATTCAGTCCGGCAGCGACCTCTGCTGTCGGGATGGTGTTGGTCGCGTAGATCAGCTTGCATCGCGGGATGAAATCGATGTGATTCATGCCCTTGTAGCATGCCTGAACGGAAGTCCCGTCAGCGATTTTCAGCAGCCACTCACGGATCTCGCCGTTGGAGAAATTGCTGTTGATATCCGTACCGATGTTCATTAATGAGTCTTTCAGACGGATGCGCTGAAACTCCTGTGCCAGTCCTGTCGGCTCTACGTGCGTAACATTGTCATCACCGAACAGCTTCTGAATAATCTCAAGGTAAACGGATTTCCCATTCCCTCCCGACCCTGTGAGAATGAATACCTTCTGATGCTTGCATGTCGGGAACAGGATGTATCCGGCGATATACTGAAGGATCTCCTCGCGTATGGGGTTCTCCGCTGTGACATCGGTGATGAAGTGTTGCCACTTCGGGCACTCCGCTTTCGCATCGTACTCGTAGTTCATCATGATGGAACAGTAATCGGTGGGGTTGAAATTCCTGAATACCCCCGTATTGATTTCAAGAGTCCCGTTCTGAAACGTGATAACAGGGTTACGGTCGAAAACGACATCGCGGATGGAACGTGCCTTGAGGAGCTGACACACGTTATTCACCCGCTGAGCGGTGGCGAAAATCTTACCGTACTGCGTATCGGCGTAATTTCGGATCATGCTGTCCGGCTGTTTCTTCCATATCCTCCCGTCCCACTCGTAGAACCCGACCTGATCGATGTAAATCATGTGGTGCTTGTCGATGATCTCGTCCACGATGATGGATTCGATGGGAGCTTTCTCAACTCCGCGCTTAATGGAGGCAATCTCGACCTTGGAGTACTTTCCCTCCTGAGACGCGATAACCGAAGCGAGCCTGACCGATGGTGTGAAGCGGTTGATTTTGGTCAGGAAGTCGAACAGCTCCTCTGCCGTCTTGCAGCGGTCGGCGAAAAACTGGAGTCCGTCCGTGGCTGTATCGATGAGTGATTCGACCTCGCCGTATTTCTGGAAATAGTCCGAGACATCCTTGATGTCGGGGTCATCGGGAGTGTGACCGACCATGAACGGGATGTGGTTCTGAAACAGCGTGAGTGCCGTTGATTCGGTGAAACGGTCGCCCGCATGCGTGATACGGTCGTTATCGAAGATGATGAGCACCTTCTTGAACATCCGACAGGCATCGAGCACCGAAGGCCACTGGTCTCTTGAGAACCGTCCTGTGATCGGTGACAGCACTGGATATCCCGATACTTCCCATGCGACCGCATCGAAGTACCCCTCCGAGATGACGAGCATGTCGTGCGTGGAATTTCTGGACAGAGTCCACAGTCCCCACGGAACGTTCTCATAGTACTGGCATTCGTTCATCGATGCTTTCATGTACTTGCTGTCGGGATATGTCGAACCGGGCAAAGCACGTGTCGCGTAGTAGCACACGTAACCGTTCTTGAAGTACGGAAGGAACAAACGACCCTTCAGGTATCCGTCTGTGACACGACCTATCTTCAGACGCTTGATGTCATCCTTCGATAAACCGCGACCTTCCAAGTAATCGTAATCGCTCTGCGTAAGCTGAGTCTGATAGTACGCTGTGCGGTTGCAGAGCTTTTGGATCTCGTTCTTCCATGCCGTGTTATTCGTCTTCTGAGGCATGATGATGTGGAGCTGACTCGCGAGTCCCCTGACTGCTCTCCCGATATCACCGCCGTATTCCATCTGCGCGGCGAGGTCGATGACATCACCGCCCTGACCGCTTCCGAAATCGTACCAGTGGTCATCCTGAACGAAGAAGGAGGTGGGATTCTTAGCCCCCTCCCGAAGAGGGGAGACGCATCGGTTATTCCGACCGATGACGACTCCCTTCGAGAGAAGATACTCCGTGCACGTTACCTTTGCCTTTATCTGGCTGATATAATCAATCATTTTGTATCGTCCTTTGTGTAGTAATAAACGATGCGGTATGACTCGCCTCCGTTGTACATCACGTTCTCAGTGCGTTCATAATGATACCCCGCCGGAACAGGCGGGTTCATGGATTTCGTAGCGTCCCACACCGTGAAGAGCATGATGAAAATGAGGAAGATGGTCAGCGCAGCGCAAATGAAAGTATCCTTGTTCATCGTCCGCTGCTCCCGAAGCCGTTGTCACCGCGATCCGTCTCCTCAAAACTCGTAACGACATGCGGGGTCATGTGCTCCACATCGATGATGACGAGCTGAGAGATCTTGTCACCGCGCCTGACATTGTAGGCTTCAATACCGTGATTATAAAGTTTAACGTGAATCGTTCCTGTATATCCCTCATCAATCAGACCCGTTGAGGTGATGTTATGCTTGGTGTTCAAACCTGACTTCGACACCAACAGTCCCGCAGTCCCAGGGGGGAGCTGAACATGCACCCCCGTGTCGATGATTCGTGAACCGTAATCGGGAATCCTCGTTGCGATGGGCGAGTATAAATCCAATCCCGCATCGGTTTCATGTGCCCGTGTCGGAAGGAACGCTCCCTCATCGAGGATGACAGGCAGACGCTCCGCTTCAGGAACATCCTGAAAACCACGGAGCTGACCGTAGGATACTCCGAGAATCGAGGCACACTTGCGAAGCATTGCTTCGGAGATGAGTCCCTCACTGATATAGCGGTTCAGGTTCTGCGGGACGCAGCCGAGTTCAAATGCGAGATCTCTCTGCGTGAATCCCTTCGCATTCAGGATCTCGATGAAATTTTTCTTGTTAATCGGTACTTTCGGGCTGTGAATCTGCTGTGCCATTAAATGCCTCCTTTGAAATCGTGTAAGACCGTCTGATAACATAGGCTGTTTCACCCTTGTAGCCTTCCGGCACGATGCTGATCAGGATCTGAAGAGGCATTCGGTCGGGAGTTTTTCCGACAGCAGCCACGATGTCGCGGGCTGCTTTTTTAATGACTTGTTTTGCATAGGTATGCCACACTGTTTGTTTCACTTTTCTACCTCCAAAATCGCTCTTTGAAGCGGTGTTTTATATGGTTGAATTCAAATCCCGCAGAAGTGCCTGTCCACATCTCGGACAGTACTTGAATGTGTTTGAAATGAACTTGTCGCATGACGGACACAGTTCCATTCCGAACATGTTGTTATCATATTTCGGAGCTTTTTTCGTCATGCGCTCAACCGTCTTTCTGTCGATAAAATATCCGTTAATGGCTGAGCCGAATTTCTCCGTATATTCGGCATAGGACACACGGTTCTGCTCGACCTCCAAATAGATGGAGAATCCCGCCTTGCTCTTGAGGTCGATGTAACCGTGCTCCTCGATGAACTCCTCCATCTCTGGAGTCAGTTCAAATGCGTTGCGTTTTGACATGGTTGCTTCCTTTCCAAGATAATGTGATGGTTAACGATTCTCACTGGCTACGGGTGTTCTCCTCTCCCACGCTTCGACCGCTTCCTCAACGGTGTTGTATGCCTGTGTGCGTGAATGACATTTCCAACATTCCACCACGTATTTCTTGTGAGTGCCGAATCCCATTTTCCTGTACTCCCATCCGATATCCTCGATGGCTGCCCGGTGTCCGCAGAAGGGACATGCGCTGAGTTCGGTTACCATTCTGCGACCCCCTCGAAATAGGCTTCCTTGCTGACCTCGATGGTCGGTTCTTCAAACGGAGCGAACCGCAGATAAATCGTCAGATCTTTGCACGGAGCTGTGCCAACGATTTTATCGGCGTTCAAATCAAGGTAATGTCCGGCTGCCCTGATTTGTTCGATGATGTGCTCGTTATTTTGCATTCTTTTTGCCTCCTTATCATAGTGAATCCATCTCTGCTCCGCAATTTTCGCAGAACCTTGGTGCGTCCGAGGAAACCCTTTTGTAACCACATCTTGAGCATGTATATACTTTATAAAAACGAAGACCACAACGTGTGATTTCCCACTTTGCGTGTTTCGCCTTTTGCCCCTCAGCGAATCCGGCTTCGAATTGTCCTCGGTCATATGCAAGTGCCCGTTCCAGTTCTTGTTTGTCTACAAAGATGTCGCATTTAAGCACCGCCTTCCAAATATCATCTTCAAAGCGATGCTGTGCTTCTCTTGCAATAACCGTGATCGGGCTTTCATACATCTCCTCTCTCCTCCATTATCCCGTACTTCCTTTGCGCAATCAGATCGAACGCCCGCTTCTCTGCCTCCTTTTCGTTTCGCCCAAAGACATCGGCAGTCCATTTTTCGAATCTGTCCGAATACCAGCACTCTTCTTGATATGGCTTATACATTTGTCTCTCCTTAGTGTTCACCTCGCCACTATCAAAAACATCGACAGAATAAAGGTGCTTTCCGTCTATCCGAATAACCGTGTTATCATCATCTCTTCGGAACAAATCATACTCATCGGTATCGAACTCCTCGATCTCAGCATCATCAAATCTGTCCGAAAATAGCTCCCTTCGTCTCTCAGCGGTCTCACGATCAAGACAAACGCAGCAGATATGGTAGTCCGAATACATTCCATTCGTAATCACGTAGACTTTCATTCTTTTCACCTCCTAAACACTACTATCATTGACGGAAACGGTGCATTCCATTTGGAGTTGCCAAATCTAATGCGTCCTTTAATAAATCTGACTTCCGCTTTGTGATAGATATACTCATGAAACCACCTTGTGTCGGTTCTTGCCGGAAGAAGCATGACGCAAACCACCCCCCCCTTATTTTCCGCAGCACACTTAGCGACCCACTTCTGAATCTCGCTGCCATATGGAGGATTGACGAATACCGTCTCCCCACTCCACGATTTCGACAAACCATCATCGGATCTCGAATACCACTTTTCGCACTTGTGATTATCAGTACTTGCGCAAGGATCGAGCGTGAAATGGAACTCTTGGTTAAGCTCATTAAACAGATCCTGCGGGGTCTCCCACTCATCAGTGACCGATGAGTACAAACCGCGATTAACCATTTTACTCATCACCCATCTCCTTCTTCTTCGATATCTCGATAATCGTATTCAAAACCGATTGGGCGGGACATCCGTTTTTGACAAGCGTCAGCAGAAAATCCTCTAAGTCGTCATTGAACGGAACGGACGCACTTTCCGCTATATCGAAAAACAATTTCATTTTCAACATTTCGACTGCCGTCTGGATCTCGTCCATTTAATCAATCCACCCCTCTTTCCATGTACGCCCCACAGTTCGGGCAAAAGTTCCTCGGCAACCTCCAATGACTATCCTCATCCGCTCTCCATGGCTCAAGTTCACTATTCGGTACATAGGTGGCATAGCACACGGAGCAGTACACCTTGTGAGGATACGCCTCTGTCAGCTTCCACATTCCGACCCTCCCGATCTCCACCCCCGGCGCGTCCTTTACTATCTCCTTTGCCGTCTTCATCGCGTTCATCCAACCTTCAGGAGCATGCTCCGTGTCATTGAATACTCCGAATGCCTTGAGCAAGTATTCACGGCTTACCATTTCCATCGGCGACCCTCCTTACCCCCATCGAGCAAAAATCATTCTCGAAAACATAAAGCCCAATGCAGCATTCATGATCGTCACCTTTGAATAATCGACAATCCTTGCATCTCACGATTTCGTCATCGCCAGCAACCTTCATGCATCTTTCCACTTTCTGCTCAAGTTTTTCGAAACGCTCCTTTATAGACCTCTCTCCGCACTGGTAGCAAACGAAATGCCCGTTTAGTATCCGCAACACAACCCGTTCGGTCACCTCGTCAACGAGCTTATCAAACACCTTCTCCCTCATCTTTTCTCCTTTCTCCGTGACTGCAAAAATCATCCTCGAAAACACGTAACCACCATAGACACCAATGCCCATCTCCTAAGAAGTACTTACAGTCTTTGCAACGGATAACTCGCACATAATCGATAGTTCCGAGTGCCTCATCAGCCTCGGTAATTGTTACATCTTTCAGCCCCGGTATTTCTACACACTCGCCTGTATTTAACTTGGCGTAGACAGTGCCTCTTAGCTCGTTCTGTTCAGGTGGCATCCGCTTCTCTCCTTTCTCCATTCGCGCAAAACCAGTCATCGTCCGGCATGTGCGAATAAAAGTAATCATCTGCGTTTATGCACGGACATTTCCCGTTACTATCAAGTACTGGAATATCACCATAGCTTGCGTGGAACACATCAACGACATATGGCTTATGGATGCAGTCTTTGCATCTGACTACTCGCACGTATTCGAGTTCGTTTAAGACCTTGTCAACGGTTTCAAGGTCAACATTGTCCAATTCCGCGACTGGTATTTGCACTCCGTCTTCATCTTTCCAGTGCATGACGATCTTAACCTTCGTGTCCTTTGGTAGCATCTTCTCTCCTTTCTCCGTTGCTGCAATAATCATCTTCGTATGCAAACATCCCCCAATGGCACTCAAGACCATCACCCTTGAAGAATCGACAGTCATTGCACCTCACGACCTCAACAGCATCTGCTGTCGGAGCGCAATCCATGATTGCATCAATGGCATCATTCCATCCAAGACGATATGCATATACCTCATCATCGCTGATAGGCTTTCCCATGCTAACTGTCTTGTCTCTCGGCTCAACTAGTGAAGACTTGTGCCACATAAGTTCGTCTGCATCAATCAGTCTCGCCATCTTCTCTCCTTTCGCCGTAATAGCAGAAGAAGTGGTCAAATTTCACCACTATGTTGTTAGCGCAATACATGCCTTCACCTGCATACCATCTACAGTCCTTACACCTGATGGCCTCGACTGCATCAATGGTTGGCGCGTTGCTAATGTCAACGAAAGCGTCCGAGTATCCATCCTCGTACGCATCATCTAAATTGTATGTGCGATAATTTCTATCACATTTTTGAATCGGCTCGTACCTCAGCGCATCAGCATCAATCACCCTCATTTTCTTGCTCCTTCCTCATTCTCTCGATCACTTCTGCAAGTTCTTCGTAACTCAAGGAAAGCAATTTCTCGCAGGCCTTTATCGTCTCTTCACCGCCTTTCACTGTCTCAACAAATGCATCGACCAACTTATCAGGCATCTTCTCTCCTTTCTCCTTCACTGCAAAACTCAAGATGGCAATAGATATTCCCGCCACCTCTTGACCGCATGATTACCTCACGATGACACTTCGATGCATTGTTGCAGTCCTTACACCTTACGACATCCACCGCATAAGTAACAGTTGGTTCGTTTTCCATCACTGCTTTCAGTGCATCATCCCATCCCTGTTCGTAAGCTTGGGCATACACTGAGCCACCAGTTCTGCTTTCTGTGACAAACAAATGCTTTAGCAGAGAATCTGCATCAATCAGTCTCACTGTTCCACCTCCTTGTACGGTTCTGGTAAGGGCATCCATGCGATGACCTCGTAGTTCGTGTTAAAATACTCAAACGGTGGTCGCCAATATTTCTCACCATTAACCATTCTCCCGCCGAAATACATATAGCCATAAGTGGTTATGTCAATGTATGTGTGGCTCGTATCGCCCTCTCCCTCTTTGTAACGATACGAAATCAGCACCTCCTTATCGGCTTCCGGCAATCTCTCTGAGCACGGAATCCAGCGTGGCTGTTCTTCCTCCATATCAAGCAATATGCCTATCGCTTTCATCAATCCGTCACAGTACCATTGATAAAAGAGATCTGCTTTTTCATATGAGTCATAGCCGTGACTCGTTAAGACTTCAGCGAATTCGTTTTCGATTTCTTTGATCGCCCGGTCAATCAGTCCCATTCTTCTCTCCCTTCCTCGTACGGCTTTGGTAAAGGCATCCATGCGATCGGTTCGTTATTGCTCGACCATCCGTCAGTCATCCACAAGGTGATTTCTCTCCACGGCGCGCCCCACTTGCTGTTAGTCACCAGATAATACCCATCCTCTTTCGGCAATCTCTCACTGCATAAAATCCAGTGAAGCTCTTTAAGCTCTTCAGCTTCCATCTCTCTCACTATCTTTACAGCGCGAAATAATCCATCCATAACCAACTGTGCCCATAATTCTATGGTTCTGTGGTCGGGGCTTCCGTCATTCGAAACTCGGCTTACTTCGTTGTAAATCCTGTGGATCGCCGTCTCCCTGTCGATTAATTCCTTCATTCTTCTGTGTTCACCTCCATCTTCGTCCCGCAATGCGGACAATATTTCCACATGCGCGTCCCTTCTCTCCCGCATCTCGAACAACAATGGTAAGTTCCGTAAGAGTCTGACATTTTTATCCACCCTCCCTTCTTCGGCTCTGGCTGTGCGGATGGCAACTGTTCAAGAGTTTCAACCGCTGTATGTATTGCACTTGTGTAATAAACAGAATCTCGTTCGTCTTTCACTTTCCATAGCGCATCAATCGCCGCCTGTCTGCTGATTAAGTCCATAGCGCACCTTTTACCTTTCGTCTGATTTCCTTGCATATTTGCATAAGGCTGTCCTCATACGGCTCACGCACATACCTCCTATCTACTTCCTTACATACCTCTTCTTCTCTGTCCATCGCCGCAAGGAATATTCGTTGCTCTTTGTCTGTAAACTGTTCTGGCTCTGCGGATGGCTGATTCTTCACCGCTTCCTCACACAGATTCATACCCATCATTATGATGTTTGATTCGCGTATATCATCCATCATTAGCGCATCCTGTCGTATCTTTTCGATATGTTTCAGTATTGCCTGTCGGTCAATCAGATCGCTCATTCCGTCTCCTTTCTCTCTCCTACGTATTCATGTGAATAGCAAATACGATTAGCATGTATCATCTGCATTTCTTCCGACATAGCGTATTTGCTCTTTACACGCGCATGCCCATCTTTTATATAGTCCTTTCTTTTCTTATGATTGTGCGATGTCGGCCTCCACAATGGGCTTTTATCCCGATGTATACCGCATCTTGGATTTGTCGTTTTGCTGAAGTATCTGAACCCATGATCTACGTACATTTGTGCGATGGTCTCTGATACTGTATTTCCGATTCCTATCCCCTGATAGTCCGGCAGCACGACAAGGCGCGATTCTCTAAAGGCATTAGTGCACCCTTTAAATGGAAACGCAAGGGACGCAGAAAATGCGACTGGTGTGTCGTTGACCTTAACTATCACACATTTGCTTGATGGGTTAATGGATCCGTTCAAATAGTGATGCTTTTCAAACATTTCCCACTCCTTTGTTGAACATCGTTCAAACACAAGCTCAATTGGCGGTCGTTGAAGATACCTCCCGATATATAATGTCTGTGTGTCCGTGTTATATACCCAATCCGGCAGAAGATACTCCTCTACATCTTCGTGACAAGTCGCAAACACGACACGCCTAATATTGTTTTTGCGGATATACTTCTGTACGGAAAAGGAACACGACTTTGCTGCTTCCCGATTAACAACACTTGTAAACTCGTCTACAACTGCGTTATCCTTGATTCTTCTCGCCATGTCGGCTCTAAACTTCTCGCCTGTTGACAAAACATTGTACGGCTTGCACCAGCTTGGAATACTGCTTAATCCAACTGCGGAAAGACGGTTCACACCGTCCTCTGCGGTTTCAAAATTCGATATAATGGCTTTATTATTGTCCCACTTAACCTCCTCCATCTCGCCAAACACTTGCGAAAGAATCGTGCTTTTCCCGCTTCCGCTTGATCCTACGATTAAACCGATTTGAAAATCTTCCGGGAAATCAGGTACAATAATTGTCGTTTGCACTTGCCCGTTAAACAGATAATCAAATTTTCCCTTTATCGCATCGGTTTTCTCGTCTTCCTCGATTGTTGAAACAAGAACAATTCTGTTCCTTTCATTTTCGCAAGCCCCTTCGCTTTGTATCATTCCGTCTCCTTCCTCTCCCTCCAATCCGCTCTCTCTTCACCGTCACACCTGATCCGCGCAACGATACCGGCTGCGTTATCGAGTCCCTGTGCCATGCCTTCGTGGTACAAATTCCCTGAATACGCTTTCCGATATGCGTCAGCCGAGCGGTGGAGTCTGTCTACTATTTTTTGCTTTTCCTCTTTAGTCATCCTTGTACTCCTTCTCAAGCCATACCGCCGTTCGTGTCACGGCGTAATCGAAATCGTCATACATCTTCTGCATCGGAGTCACGCACTTCCCGTGCTTGTCAACATACACAAGCATCTCGGCGAGATCCTCAGCTTCCATATCTCTGATGCGGTCGATGTTTCGATAGGTGGACTTGGTTATTTTTAGCGTTCTGTAATTGATCGTGCATGTCATGCGGAGTTCTCCGTGTGATCTAAGATATGTCCTGATTCTGCAAGCAAGTTTCCGAGCTTCCTCAGGAGATTCAAGTGTCAGGATAAGGTTCTTTCCCTTATGACTCTTCAGCTTATCAATGATATCCGCAGACTTTAATCCGTCAGCCTTAAGGTTAAATTCATGACTCATTCCGTTTCCTCCCGTCTCCGAAGAATGTCAGCAGAAAGCTCCCAATAGCGACTCCAACGATCACCTTCCATGAGATCACCGTGCTTGCCCAAATGAAGAACAGAATCAGCAGAGTGATAATGAATGTTGCCAAGCATGCAAACATTATTCTCCACATAACACAGCCTCCCCGATGCATCGGTTTATCCGTTCTATCTCGATTTCATTGCATTCCCCGATGATTCTGTCGATGTTTTTCTTCGCGATGAACTGAATCGCTTCGCCCGCTACCGTTGACGCAATGCCGGACGAGTAAATCCGAGCGTGTGTGCTTAGATCCAAGCGGTTATCCCCAGGGCGAATCCAACATACGACTACGTTGCTTGAGAATGCGTTGATTTTGTTATTCGAGACGATCACCGCGCAGTGATACGATTCAGGGTTTCCGTACGCCGAGCCTTTGGCGATGACGATGTCACCACGCCTCAGCATCTGTTGTTGTGTCTCCATTTATTCCCTCCATAATTTTTAATGCACCTTCGATGGATGTGCACCATCCAGCGAGAGCGCCTGATTTTTGCATAGCCGAGAGAAAACGGTACTGGTCTTCCCTCGGTTTCTGTCCTTTAAGCTTTACTTCCACGAAGAACGCTTTCCCGTCTGAGTGTCTGAACCCCCAGATGTCAGCCTCTCCGTGATTTCCGATGTTCAGTCGTGTTCCTGTCTTTGTGTAGAACATTCCGACCGTGTGATTCCATGCGTGACAGCCGTTACGGTTCAGTGCATCGATGATCTGATTCTGTAGGATTGTTTCTGGGTTCATCCTTTACTACCACTCCGTGTACCTCGGTGCTGTTGTCACATTCTTATCCCCTTTGCCTTCGCCATATGCCAAACCCATCCGTTCGAGTATCCGCGCTCGCGAGCGACCTTCCACAAGTCTTCTACGCTTCGGCAGCGACCGACTTCCATGCGCATCTGCTTACGAACCTTCTCAGCCTTCTCCGCTTCCTCTGCGGTGATCTTCTCGATTCGGATTTCTTCCCGCTTTTTCAGTTCCCTCGGATCAGGCTCGTACACGTGCCCGCAGTACGGACAAACGTTTGCGGTTTGGAACACCTGATAACACTCGGGACACGTTCTCAGCGTGAAGTCTCCGTTCTCGGTGAACAGCTTCCGCTTCGTCAGCCTCTTATTCAGACTCCATTCAACTGGCATGTCGAACAGAGGATTTCGTGTGTAGTTCGCCACGCAGTCGATGATTTTCGCCCGCTTCCCCGGCAGATAACGCATGCACCGCATTCCTTGTTGCCAAAACAATGCAAGTGATTCGGTCGGTCTGAGGAGCAAGCAGCACGTGACATCATCGATGGACACGCCTTCCGAGATGATTCCCACGTTGCACAGAATCTGAAACTTCCCGTTTCGGAAGTCATCCATGATGCGCTTTCGTTCATCGGGAGGAGTACTTCCATCGAGTTCCACAGCACTGTACCCTCCCGCTCGGAACATCTCAGCGGTCTCCTTCGCATGCTTAACCGAAACGCAGTAAGCGATGGTCTTCTCGTTTTTTGCGATCTCCTCCCATGTCCTCAGGACATCGGAGTAAATCGCCCGATTCGTCATCAGGTCTTCGAGATCCTCGATAACGAAATCTCCCATGCGCGACCTGAGGTTCTCGGTATCCACCACCGGCACGGAGTAATAATCATACGGAGCGAGTCTCTGATGGTCGATGAGCCATCTCGCGTCCACGCCTTCAACGATGTCATCGTACACATCGCCGAGAGGCTTCCCATCGAGCCTGATCGGGGTCGCGGTGAAACCGATGGTGTATGAGCCGTAAAATTCAAGCACCTTGACCCATGATTTCGCTCTCGAAAGATGTGCCTCATCGGCGATGATAAGTCTTGGTGTCGGATACTCTCCGAGATGATTCGCTTCCGTCATCACCATCGCCATCCTTGCGCTGCTACCGACCAAAGCACCCGTCTGCTCCAGAAGCTCCCGTCTGTGAGTCAAAATCAGGACTCCATGCCCGGTTTCAGAGGCAAGCCTTGCGATGATGTACGATTTACCCGCTCCGCACGGAGCGACAGCTAAAATGCGCTTTGAACCTTTTTTGGCAGAGGCGATAATCTTGTCATACAGATCTTGCTGATAATCTCTGAGAATTACCACGGAACATCACTGGTCTGAATCGGAGTGAATCCGTCATTCTTGGGCTGAGAGCCTGACGGCTCGCTCCAAGCGGGCAGCTTGTTCTGCGCTTCCTTGTTCAGGAAGTAATGCACCTTCGCGGATACGTTCCCGTTGTACTGCTCGTGCTTGACCTTAGCACCGCCTACCTTGCCGACCCATCCGTTGAAGTGATTCAGGTCGTAATCGGTGATGCCGAAGGACTTGAAGAAATCGCCGAGCTTCTGATTCGTGATCTTACGATTGTCAGGATCGAGGACGATGTAGTACCACAGCTTGGAGTTCTTTCCGCTGACATCGAGGGTCAGCTCGAATCCCTCCTTGCCGGATTTGAATACCTTCTCGATGACCTCAGCGACACGGACACGGTAGTTGCCTTCGGGAAGGATCTCGAACGAACCCTTCTCCTCGTATTCGTTGGGGTTAAAAGTGAAATCTGCGTAATTACTCATTACTTGTTATCCTTTCTCTCAAAGATTTTTTCTGGTTCGATGTCGACACGGCATGCGATTTGGTCTTTCGCCATCAGTGTCGGAGCACCTTCGGAATGGAACATGTATTCCCCTTTAGTGTTCTTGTAGCAGTACGCTACCACGTTCATCAGTCCGCACACGTTGTCGAGAATCTTGTACGGCAGCTTGGGCTGAACTCTCTGCTTCTTCTCACCGTTCGTGTCGGTGAATTCCATCGTATCCGTCCATGCGGTGAAGATGGTATCGACATCAGCCATTGCGGAGTCGCGGGTCAGCTTTTTGATCTGCTGATACACATACTGATATGCCTGTCTGATATCCTTCGTTTCGGGAGATACCTCTATAATCCACATGTCGAAGAGGTCGCTCAGGTTATCGAGGATGATGTTGTCGTACTTCTTCGAATCGATGGCAGCTTTGTATTCTTTCAAAAAGTCTGCCGATGTCCCGACCGGGATAATATCGAGATTCTCGCGGGGAAAGTTCCCAAGCACGACATACGAGTTATCGGTACAGATGAGAAGGTTTCGCCCTCTCGACCTTGTGGCGACCCTCGTGGAGTTGACCGTCTTTCCTCCTCCTGACGGTGCGAAAATTAATGCGTTCACGTAAACACCCCTTTCATTCTTTTCAGTTCTTCTTTGGATTTTCCCAGTTCTGGAGCTTGAATCGGCTCGACAAGCTGTGTGGTCATTGCGCAATAATCGCAGTCCTCACAACGCTCCGCTTCGATTTCGCCCTTCTTGATCTTGTCGAAATATTGGACACGTGTCCGATATTCCATGATTTTGTCCGTGAGTTGTTCCTGCGGGATCTCGACCACAGCCACTCTCGGATACTCGTGTTTGGTGACCATCACGAGATAGAACGGCAGCCGTTTGCCGGTCTTCTGGAAAACTACTTCCTGATACACCGCGCCTTGCATGTCGTAGCCGTAGTAATCGATGATGTTCTGAAAGAGATTCGGAGACTTAAAATCACGAACGTACTTCAGGTCGGCGATGAACTCGCCTTCCTTGTAGCTGTCCATTCGAATCAGTGTGTTCACGCCCTCGATCTCAGCTTCCATCTCGACCTGATGCTCGCCTGACAGCAGATGCATCATGAGGGGTTGCTTCTTCACCGCTTCTACTGCATAATCCGCTTTCAGCACCCATGCGTACGGTTCGCCGTTCCGCTTAAACAGCTCTCTGCTGTTTTCCTCGATGTAGCTTTCAGGGTCTCCCGTCAGCATTGCATCCACATACCGTCCCGCCATCAGGGCTTCGGTATCATCGTCAGTCCACTCGCCTCTGAGCCTCGCCATCTGGCAAGCCGGGCACTTGCAAAAGTTTTTGTACTGGGAGACGCTCATGTGCTCCCACGATGTTCCTTTAGTCATCAGTCCTCCATGCTGTCCTCTTGTATTTCTCCATGCATGACTCACAGACACGTACATCCTCGAATACGAAGTAGTAATCGTCACCCTCGTAGATGGGTTCTTCGCATACATCGCACTCGAACATCACCTCAGGCTCGTCATCATCAGGACTCAGGTACTTGCGTTCCCATGCATTTAAGATTTCTTGTTCCATGTCTTCTTCCCCATTCTGAAGCTGATCATGCCCTTCTCAGCCCGGTATGTCTTCGACCGATCATCCTGTCGGATGACCTCCCATGTCTCAGGATGCTTGTCGAGCTTCGTCATAACCGTACGCTGAGAGGTATAAACCTCGACATAATCGCTTCCGTCATCCATCGTGATGACCGTCTCACGTTCGCTCGGTGATAGGTTCATTGCCGTTAAACTCCGTTACGTTGATGATCTTGATGTCCTTCTTACGTGCTACCGTCTCACCGATTCGGATGAACTTATCGTCCGGCGCGGAGTCGATTTTCTTGTAGATCTCCTCGGCGGTCAGCCGCGAATCCGCGCCTGTCTCGATGCATTCGGAGAATGATGTGTTGTCAAACAGCATCACTGTCGTCAGAAGAAATCTTCTCATCCTTGTTCGCCTCCATAAAATCATCCCCCAACTGCCACGTGTCGATGACATCTCCCCACGCAATGCACTCGATCATAGACTCGTGATGACCCTTCGATGTGTTGAATCCGTGCTCAACGGTATAATCCATACGAGGGTAGAAAATTCCGTTCACGGTAATCGCTGAGTAAATCCCGTCCTCGGTAGGCATCTGTTCGCTCGTAAGCACCATGGTCGTGCTCATCGTGATTTCCCGTCCATTAATCGCATATCCCATGTCAGTTCTCCTTTCCGTACAACAAGTCATACTTCCGAGAAATGTATACCGCATGCGCGTAGGATTCTTTGTCGGTAGACTTCCTGCTCGGATACGTAGCCAGAAGCTCTCGCGAGCATTCGGCTGCTTTCCGTTTGAAAGCCATCACCATCTCATAGTCACCCATCGCATTGGCTGCGTACATCGCGCCCGCCATGCCGTACACTTTGCGTCTGATCTTTTCCCGTTCCCGTTCAATTCTTTTGCGCTCGGAAGTTTTCATTGTTGTCACCTCATTTATTTATTTGTAGATTTTTACGGGATTCGTTCATTGCCGTCTCGATGAGTTCCCGTTCCTCATCGGCGTTTAATCCCAATGCACTGGAGATAGCGATGATGTTAGCCATCTTCAGCATCTGCGGACTGAGCATCCATCTCCTTAAGGCGGTTCGCGAAACGTTCAGCCTTTCGCAGACTGCTCCCAGTGAGATGGATTTCTCGGTCGTAAGTGATCGAATCAGCGCTCTTGTCGATCTCACGCTTAAACCCCCTCAGATTTTTAATCTCGGAATCGATGTGTGTTCGGAGTGACGCAAGCCGGACAAGGTTGTCATGGTTGAACTGTTCCATGATGGTTTTCGGAGAATAGTAATCTCCAAGTTCCATCGTGATCGTTCCGACCTTGACGAACCCTGGTCTGAAGTCGTCCCCCTCGAAGATGTGCAGCTGTCCGAGGCAGAAGTACACTCCGTAAGTTTTTGGCTGTTGCAACATGTGTTACTCCTTCAGGAGAGTGCTGACGGCTACGTTCAAAACGGCAGCCACCGCCTTGACGCTTTTAACCGAAGGCTCAGACACCTTCCACTTGCTGATCGTTCCGTTTCCAAGTCCGGCTCTGATTTCGACCTGACGAAGACTCAGACCGCGCTTCTCTGCGTAAGCGACCACGTTTTCGTAAATAATTTTTCCCACCTCCTCTGCTGAAATAGTGATTTTCCAATTGACGATGTGCTGAAAGTAATCTATAATCTAATTGACTGGATCAGATAACATAGACCGCTTTCAGCATCGCCCTTGGGCTTGTTGATTTTCATCTACAAGCATCATTATAAGCGATGCCGTTCAGCGTGTCAAGTACAACTGTTGAAAAAATTCAGCGTTTTTGGTAAAAAATTGCTGAACCAAATCAGAGGAGGCTTGAAATGGCATTTTATGATGTTGTAAAATCGCTTTGCGACAAAAAAGGAATATCCATCAGGAAGCTTGAGCGAGAAATCGGTGCGAGCAACGGGTCGATTTCGCATTCCAAAAACGGAGTCAAGCCGAACGCTGAACGCATTCAGCAAATTGCTGAATATTTTCAAGTGCCCATCGATTATCTGCTTACCGGCGTGATGCCTGAACCCGAAGACGGCTATTATCGGAACGACCAAACAAAAGAAATCGCCCAATTCCTCTTCGATAACCCTGAATATGGTGTCCTGTTTGACGCAGCCAAAGATGTCCGTCCCGAAGACATTCAGCTTGTCATCCGCATGATCAAAGGAGTTAATAGCACTAATGACAGTTCTAACACGGGTTGTTGACCTTCCGTCACGAGTGTACGGATACATTTATAAGGTAAAGCCTGAACCTGACACCTACATCATCTTCCTGAACGCTCATCTTACATACGAACGCCAAAAGCATGTCTATGCGCACGAGTACACGCACATCCTGAACGGAGACTTCGACCGAGAGTCAGCTTCCGTGCAAGGCATCGAGACATACGCTCATATGGTGACCGAGGAGACCTATCATTTATTGGAGGAAAGAAATGCCGACAGCGCATAAGACGAAATCCGGCTCATGGCAAGTGAGAACCAGGGTAGGCGGTGTTCAGAAATCCTTCACCGCAAAAACAAAGAGAGAGGCTGAGCTTAAAGCCGTCCTTTACAAGAACGAAACCTCATCCTCTCTCACTATGGGTCAGGCGATCGACTCATATATCAAATCCAAAACCAACGTGCTCTCGCCATCGTCCATTCGCGGATATCGGGTGATTGAGCGCAATTATATCGATGACAAAACAAAACGCATTCGAGTGTCGGATATTACTAACATCCAACTCCAAGAATGCGTTAATCTTTGCGCGGAGCATCACTCTCCGAAAACCACAGCCAATACCAAGGGACTCCTGACAGCGGTTCTTCGGATGTATCGTCCCGAATTCAAACCGCTGATCACCCTCCCCGCCAAGCAGATCAATTTGATCATTATCCCCTCAAATGAGCAAATTAAAATGATAATTGATCAAATTGAAAATACGCCGTTGGAGATCCCCGTTTTACTGGCAGCGTTCGGATCTCTCCGCGCATCGGAGGTTTGTGCGCTGAAAAAGGACTGCATCTTCGAAGATCATATCTCCGTCAGGCGGTCGGTGGTACTGAACGAGAAAAATGAATACATAACAAAAAACACCCCGAAATCCTATGCGGGATATCGGGATGTGTATCTGCCGAAAGACATCATGGTCAAGCTCCAAGGCATCGAACGGGCTACCACCTATAACCCATCTTCGCTTACCATCGCTTTCAGGAAGGTGATTAAGAAGCTCGGTCTGCCTGAGGGGATTCATTTCCACAGCCTCAGGCACTACTTTGCAACGTTCTGCCATGCACAAGGGATTCCCGATAAGTACATCATGAAAATCGGAGGATGGAACAACATCGATGTGCTGAATAAGATTTATCAGCACACAACACCGGCTAAAGAGGAGGCTGTTTCTGCTCAGATCAATGATTTTTACGAGAATCTCAAAAAATAAAGTGTGCATATTTTGTGCATCTCGGAAATAAAAAAATCCCTGAAACCCGCATAAATAAAGTGTCTCAGGGAATGCAGATGAAGGGACTCGAACCACTTTCCCGATTGTAACACACCGTTTCAAGAGTGTCCGAAAACCGCTTAAAATAATGGTTTTCAGGACATCGGGTGTTCACCTAACGAACACTTTTGAACGCCTATTTTTCACAAAGTGTGCATTTTTTGTGCATCTGAATGTGTAAATAATTACACATATGAAAAGCGACCCACTGGCATGGGTCGCTTTTCACAGTTTTAGCACGAAAGGAAAATCCATAGGGGGACGGAGGTGCTTCCTTCCTTTATAATAGCACACTTGCGGAAAAGCGAAACAGCTTCGAGGTGTTACCTTATTCTATCACGCCTTCTTGACAAGTACAAGATTGGAAACCCTGACAGCAGCCACAACCACACCGCCATACGAGATGACGGCACGGTCACCATCGAGTTCGGTTACGACATGGTTGCGATGGTATACAAAGTCTGCCAGAAATCTTCCGTTGTAATCTCTGGCGTTCTCCACAAGCCGGACAGTATCACCGACCGCGATGGTCGTTGCAGTTGCATTGACTCGCTTGCCTCCCGCCGTGGTCACGAAAGTAGAGAATCCGTGGTGCTTCATCTGATTCGCGAAGGTCTCAGCACGAACCATCGTGGAGAACGCTCCTACCTGAACCTTATACAGTCCATCATAGGACACGATGAAAGCATCGGATGCATAGGTCTTAGCCTGAGCAAGCAAGCGTTCAGCATTCTCAAGCGAACGGAAAGCACCGAGCTGAACTCTGTACAGAGTGACTGGTTCAGGAGTTGTGGTCGAAGATCCTGCCAAGCGTTTGTTTACTTCCGCAGCAATGGCGGGGAATTTGGACTGAAGATATGGCCCTGGGCAAACCGTCTGAGTGAACATATTGTGCCTCGTGAGATTGCCGGTCTTGTCTCCCGTATAGTTGAGAGCCTGAATCCCATTGCGTTCACAAATATCGACACACAAGTCGATGAGCTTGGC